AAGAAGCAGATACAATCGCAAAAGGATTTGTAACAACTTTTGAAAACATTAATTTCAAACTTAACTTAAGAAAAATTGAGTTAACAGGTGGTAAAAGAGAATACACTTGCGGTCACGTTCCAGCAGGTGCAATTACACTTTCTGAAAAAGTTTTAGAACCTAAAAAATTCAAAGATGACTTCTCAGTTTGTAAAGAAGATTTCAGAGCGCAATGGTCTGAGGAGTCAATGGGTGCATCAGCACATAACGACAACGCTCCAAAGGATATTATGGATGCGATTTTAGTTGAAAAACTTGCTCAAACTGCTGAGGAATTAGACAATAATATTTGGAATGGGGACGGTTCAAATAACGATGAGTTTGATGGTTATTTAAAACTATGGTTAGCTGATTCAGAGGTTATCGATGTTGATTTAGATGCGGTAACTGAAAGTAATGTTGAAGCAATGCTTAAACTTGCGTTAAATGCAGTTCCAGTAGCAATTAGACGTAAATCTTTGAAAGTTGGGGTTTCTCCTGACGTTTACCAAGATTATTCTTTCTATTTAATTTCTAAAGGAATTACAAACGGATTAGGAGGAGACGCAAACTCTACACCTAAATTTGGTAAATACGATTTAGTAGAAATTAATGGTTTGCCTGACAATACAATTGTAATTGCTGAGCCTAAAAACTTAATCTTTGGAACAGGTTTGTTAGCAGACCATAACGAAGTAGTTTTAAAAGACGAGGACGAAATTGGTTTATTGACCGGATTGGTTAGAGGTACAATGGTTTACAATGCAGGAGTTCAATACTACAACGGTGCTGAAATTGTTTGGGCAAGACCTATAGCATAATTAGAAAAGTAATTAAGGCGAGTTAGTTCTCGCCTTTAACATAAAATTTATATAATTATGGCGTGTGATATTACAGCAGGTAGATTAAGAGCCTGCAAACAAAATATAGGTGGTGTAAGTCGTATTTTATTATTCAATAACTTACCAAGTCCTTTTACGGTTGCTTCGGGTGTGGCAACTGCAATTAATCCATTGTTAACTGAGGTTTTCGAATACGAAATTGAGGGCGATGGGAATAATATTGTTGAGAGTTTAGTTTCTGATAGAAATACAGGAACGAGCGTTAATACCCAAACATCAACAGTAACATTAAAAAAGATTGACGCTACAACGTCACAACAATTAAACTTGTTAGCTTATGGGTTTCCAATGATGGTTGTTATTGATAGAAATGGAGTTGGTCACGCAATTGGAATTGATGATGGTATTGATTTCACGGTTGCTCAAAATACAGGAGGTGCAAAAACTGAAATGAATGGTTACACTTTAACAGGTGTTTCAACTACAGGAAGTTTATCTCCTAAATTAGATACAGATACTTTGGCAGATTTAATAGCTTTAGTGGCATAGTTTTATTTTTTGGATTAGTTACATTGAAAAACCCTACTTAATCGGTAGGGTTTTTTGTATAGCTTATTTTTATATTAAACTTCTTTTCGAGTAAACAAATTTGATAAGGTAAATCTTTATCTAATTTTTCTTGTTGGGTTTCCTTTCTATATTCTACAATATATAATTCAGAATCACGTCCGTCTAATTTAGATGAATTTTTTATATAACCCTTTTCTAAAATAAGTTTATTAAATACTTCAAATTCTTTTGAATAGGAATCATAAACAATTATAAATTTATCTAATCCATTAATAATACTTAATCCCTTATTTGGTAATTCATAACCTTGAAACTTTTTTACATCCATAATATTTTATTTTGTTAAATCGTAAGTAAAAAATAATTCTTTTTTAAATAAATCATTAAAAATGTTTTCGTGATTTTCTTTTGATAAGCAATAATTCATTGCGTCATCTTGACTTTCATTTAAATTTTCTACATTACCATCTTTATCAAATCTTCTTAAAGATATTTTAGGTCTGTTATTAATTAATGTAGGCGGTTTGTTAGCTTCTCTTAAACCCCAAATAATAGGGTTTTCAAAATCATTATCTTTAATAAAAAAAGTAGCTAATCCTCCAACACGCATAGAAGAAAAATCATTTATACTATATCCATCTTGAAAATAAATGTGTTTATATTCTCCTTTTATTAATTCTACTACGTTATATTTTTCTTTGTTAGATAATATACGATTTACTTCTAATTTTGAAGTTGAATTTTGTCTATCAAAAGTAATTGCATATCGGTATGGTTGATAACCATTTTCTAAGATAATTTCTAATAAGTGTTTCATAATTTTATTATTTAGTTTATGCAAATATATAAATTTTTAAACCATTGTAACAAAAAAGGCTTTTTTTTGTTTTAATAATATGAAATACGTTAACGCAAGCGATACAACTCATAATATAAAATTAATACTTCGAGAGGTAGTTGATGAAGTAATTATAATTCTATACAATGAGTTCAAACAAAATACTGAATTGTTAGATTGTACTATAATTACTACTGATGGGATAACTACAGCTACTTTTGATTATGATTTTACAATTGGAGATAGCTTTCAGTTTAAATTGCAGTTTGATGATGTTATCTACTACAGAGGAAAAATAAAAGCGATATAATGGCACAAGATATTAGATTAATACAATTAAATAGTTTCAACAGACCAGAAGTCGAGGAATTAAAAACTAAAGGTTACGTTCTTAACGGACGTAACAACGAATACTATAAATATATAATTGATAGGTATAATGGAAGTGTTACAAATGCTACTATTATTAATTCGTACATTGATTTGACTTATGGTAAAGGTATCGGAGCAAGAAATGCACGTACTAACCCTAAAGATTGGTTAAGATTTAAAACTATCTTAAAAGATAAAGATATTCGTAAAATGATTGCGGATTTTACCGTATTTAATGAATTTTCTTTTCAAGTAATTAAAGCTAAAAATAAAAAAGACTTAGGTAGTATTTTACATTTGCCAAAAGAACGTGTTGTTCCTGCAATTGAGAATGAAGATGAGGAAATTGAGCAGTATTTTTATAGTAAAGACTTTTGCAAGTTAAATAAATACCCTGCAATGCCGTTTCCTGCGTATGGATTTGGAAGTGAAAAAGCAGAGATTGAAATTTATGTAGGGCGTCCTTATAAAGTTGGTAAAACCTACTTTAGCGACCCTTTATATAAAGAGGGATTTCCTTATTGCGAAATGGAGCAGGAAATTGCAAACTATTACGTATCACATATTAAAAATGGCTTATCTTTTGGGTATATTATTAATATCCCTGATGGAAAAGATTTAACTTCTGAGGAAAAAGACGAAATAGAGCGTAAGATTAAACTAAAATTAACAGGCAGTAGTAACGCAGGTAAATTTGTGTTATCTTTCAATGGACGTGATGCAGAAATAACCGTAACGCCTTTACAAGTTAACGATAGTCATAAGCAATGGACTGTTTTAAACGAGGAATCGAGAGATAAGATAATGATGGCTCATAGAGTTGTTTCTCCTATGCTTTTCGGTATTAAAGATAGCACAGGATTAGGAAATAACGCTGATGAATTAGATACTGCAGAAGCTCAAACATTAAAAAGAGTAATCGCACCACGTCAAAACTTCATTTTAGACTGTTTAAAGGAAGTTTTAGTTGATTATGGTATAAACTTAGAGCTTTACTTTAAACCTTTAACAGATGAAGTATCTGTTGCAATGAGTTCACACAATGAGGACAATTTAGACGGTGTTATTGCTGATGAGTTAATATCTTTAGGGGAAGATATAACAGATGAATGGGAATTAATCGATAGTCAAGAGTTTCACTTTGCAAGCACAGGAACCGCGATACCAAATGCTAAAAGCGAGATAGATGGTAAGAAATTTAAAAGCAGATTGCGTTATACAGGAACAATTAACTCAAATAGTAGAGAATTTTGCCGTAAAATGATAAGTGCAAACAAGCTTTATCGTATTGAGGACATAAATAAGATGTCTAAACAAGTCGTAAATGCTGGTTTTGGAGAAAATGGAAGCAATACATACGACATTTTACTATATAAAGGCGGTGCAAGGTGCAAACATTATTGGACACGTGAAACATATCAGTTAAAAGCGGATGTAAATAACCCAAATGCGAAAGAAATAACACCAAGTGAGGCACGAAAAGAGGGCGAAATATTACCTGCTTTAGATAAAAAGGTTTACGAAAAACCAAATAATATGCCAAATAACGGATTTATAAATAAAAGATAATGGAATATTTATTAATTACGCCACAACAAATGATTGAGCGTTCAATATTAGATGGTAATATTGACGTTGATAAGTACTTATTTTGTATTGAACAGGTGCAATTATCAACTATTGAGCCATTATTAACGACTGATTTGTATGCTAAAATCGTTACAGATGCAGAAAATGACGATTTAGCAGGTGTTTATTTGACTATATATAACGATTATGTTGTGCCAATTTTAAAACACGAAGCAATTGCTCAATATATTGAAGTTTGTTCTTATATGGTTGCTAATGGTGGTTTATTTAAACACACCGCAGAGAATAAAGAAGTAGTAAACAACCAAGAGGCACGAACTTTGGCAGGTAAATATTCGAATATCGCTCAAAATTATGTTTTAAGATGGCAAAAATACATTTGTAAAACAAGCGTACCCGAATATAAAAGATGCCACAACACACAGACTAATTTATCCGCTGGATGGAAACTATAAGAAGAAAATGTAAAGATAGTCAAGGAGGTATAAAACGCCTTTGGTTATTTCCGTTTATTCAGTATTCGAGAAGTCAAATAATTGTAGAAGATAAAGTTTTAGTTACATTTCCAACAACTGATATTTTTGAAGTTAACCCCTTAACAATTACACAAAACGAAAAACAAGAAGATAGCGATGGGGGTAAATTTTGGAGTCAATCAATAAGTTTTACAATACCTAAAACAGATTTTGAGTTTCAAAAGTTAATTAAAAAAGACTATAGAATAATTGTACAAGATAACAATGGCAAATATATCATTTACGGACTTTACAAAGGTTTAGAATGTAATAAAATAGACTTTACAAGTGGAAGTTCAAAGACCGATAGCAACGGAATGAGTTTTAGCTTTGACGGTAAAGAAGAAGTTAGTAGTTTCTTAATTGACAATTTAGCAGATGCAGGATTTGAGGGCATTGGTTATTTATTACAAGAAGATGGTTTTGCAATTTTGCAAGAAGATGGATTTAAAATTATATTATAATGGCAGATAAAAAAATAACGGAATTAGATAGCGCGTCTTTACCATTAGCTGGTACAGAGGCAATTCCTATTGTGCAAAGTGGCGTTACTAAAAAAGTAGCAGTTAACGCATTGCCTATTAACTTAACAGAAACTAATTTCGGGGCATTTACAAACGGATTAACAGCAAAAACAACTTTAGTAGATGCAGATTTAACTGATTTAGTTGATAGTGCAGATAGTAATAAAGCTAAAAAAGTAACTTGGTTAAATGTTTATAATTATATTAAAGGCAAAGCGGATTTAATTTATTCAGCTTTAAATCCACGGGTTCAAACAGTAACAAGTAGCGCAACAGTAATACCAATTTCAACAAATGATATCGTTACAATAACTGCACAGGCAACTGGTTTAACATTAGCTAACCCAACTGGAACATTTGCAGAGGGACAAGCATTAATGATTAGAATTAAAGACAATGCAACTGCTCAAACTATTACTTTTGGGAGTAATTACAGAGCTATAGGCGTAACTTTACCAACAACAACGGTAATAAGTAAGACTTTATATTTAGGCATTATTTATAACTCTACAGATGCAAAGTGGGATGTATTAGGAATTAATCAACAAGCGTAATGAGATATTATAGTTTAATAAGTTCTATGTCAAAAGGCGGTTCGAGTTACGATTCAGACGCACAAGCGTTTTTAACAGCTACTGGAATAACTGACCTTACAATATCAAATGCAATTAACGATTTAGTAATAGGATATAAAGCAGAGGGTTTGTGGACTAAAAGAACTATTATTTATCCGTTTGTTGGCGGTACAGCTACAACGCACAAATTTAATCTTAAAAATCCATTAGACACTGATGGTGCATACAGATTAAGTTTATTTGGGGGTATAACTCACGCATCAACAGGAGTAACGCCAGACGGGTCTACTGGTTACGGAAATACTCATTGGTTAAAGCCAAGCGACAATATAAGTTTTGGTTTTTATTCACGAATTGAGGGAAGCAATACAGGTTATGATATTTCAGCAGTTAAAAATGGAAGTAACGGATATAATGTTTTAGCTTTACAACAAACAAACACATTTTTTCTTGTAAGTAATAGTGTTGGAAATTCACAATTTTCATCAGCAGTCGGCTCTTCTAAAGGATGGTTTATGACTAACTTTAACGGAACAGCAGTTGAGGGATTTAGAAACGGAACAGAATTGACTGGTACGAGTAGTTTCCCTAACTCACAACAACCAAATTTACCGTTTAAAATGTTTTGCTTACAATATGATACTTTTGAATTTGAGCAGTTTTCAAATAGAGAGTGCGCCTTTGCGGTATTTGGAGATAATATTTCAGAAGCTGAGGCATTAACAGAATATAATTTAATACAAGATTTTCAAACAGCATTAAGTAGAAACGTATAAAACAAATAAATATGACACCAGAATTAGAGCGAATGATTGAAGAATTTGATATAGCACTTAGATTACAAGGCTATACTATTGGAAGTATTTTTGAGATTGATGATAACGGCGAAAAGATAGGCGCTCCGATTCCTCCTAAAAAGAAACCATAATGAAAAATATTGCATTATACCTTTTAATTTATAACTTTACATTATTAATGATTTTGCGTACCGATTGGTATAGTGAGGTTATTACTTTTTGTGGATATACAACTGAAAGGTATAATGTTATTGATTTATTAGATACACCTTTTTATATTTTAATGTTTATAACAATAATGTATTATTCATTTTGGAATAAATTAAATAAATTAACATTGTTTCAAAAACAATGTTTTGCTTTTAGTTTTTTCTATTTAGGTTTTAAGATTTTGAATATTTATTTAGATTGTAACTATCAAACTTTTATGATGTGGAATTTAATTATTATATTTATGCCGTTAGTTTTATTAATTGATAGAAAAATAAACAGATGAAAATTAAAATACTACCAGCCGAGTTTAAAAAATTACGTGATGACACCTTGCAAATAGATGGAAAATATTCTATTGATAGGGTTTTAGTTGCTATATTTACGCCAGTAACAATATTGATTGGTATTTATATTGTTATTTCCGATAGATTACTTGGATTAAAAACCGTTAACGTTTACGGAATACAAGTATTTACGGCTTTATTAGGCTTTATTTTTGCGGTTGTAGTAACTAAAACTGTTAAGCAAATCAAACAAATTATAGCAAATAAAGAAACAGAATAAAATATGCAACCATTAACGCCTGAGCAAAAAGATATCGCTCTAATCAAAGAATCAATTACAAGTATTAAATCTCATTTAGATAAAATAAAGCAACGTGATGAAGATGCTTATTTTAATCGTTCAGAAACTAACCGTAAATTAGATTTATTGGTTAATACTTTAACTGATAATGATTACAACGGTAAAAATGGACATATTACAAGACTAAACAATGTTGAAAAAACAATGCTACTACATGATACTTATTGGAAAGTTTTTTTCGGTTTTATCGCTTCGGGTAGCTTAATAGTTGTAATCTTTAAATTGATATTATGAAACTAAACGAAAAATACAAAACACTATTAAATTCGTATCACGTAAACACTCCTTTACGTATTGCTCATTTTATGGCTCAGATAGAACACGAAAGCGGATTAAAGCCAATAAGCGAAAACTTAAATTATTCTGCAGAACGTTTATTAGTTATTTTCCCAAAATACTTTATATCAAACGAGGATGCAAATAGATACGCAAGAAACCCGCAAAAGATAGCCAATAGAGTTTATGCTAATCGAATGGGTAACGGCTCAGAAACAAGCGGAGACGGTTATAAATTTCGAGGGCGCGGGTTTATTCAAATAACTGGAAAAGATAATTATACGATGCTATCTAAAGATACTCGAATTGATTTCTTAACTAATCCTGATTTATTACTTGATGAGGCAAACAGTATGATTTCCGCTTTATGGTTTTGGAATAAAAATAAACTTAATGAATTAGCGGATAAAAACGATATTGTAGCTATTACAAAGCGTATTAACGGCGGAACAAATGGAATTGAACACCGAAAAGAATTATTAAAAAAGTATTTAGATTAATTATCCTAAAATATAAAAGTTCCAAAATTATCGTAGTGAGGAACACCTATATATCATAAGAACGCACACCCTTGCTTTGGGTATAGGTTTATCTGTTAATAGATAATCGGTTGCAAACGTTTAACAGTTTCACACAACCACCTCTAACGAGGTGGTTTTTTTATTTAAAACCATTATAAATTACTTACAAAATTGCAATTTATAAAATATAATTTATTAAGTTTGAGGACTTAAACAAATAAATTATGAAAGGCAATCAAAATGCAACCACCTACAAAAAGGAAATTGTAATTTCTTATTTGGAGAAATATCCAAAAGCTACTACTATGGCACTTGCACGAATAATGCAAAAAGAAAATCCAATTGACTATGATTCAGTCAGTACTGCAAGGTCAGCAATAAGGTACTACAGAGGTGAACTAAGTAAAAAACATACTACGCCATCTTTAACATCGGTTAGAAGTAAAGAACAAAAGAAAGAAGCAGTTTCTCGTAAACTACCTGAAAGCGATTATCAAAAATGTGAGCCTTTCATTATTCCTAAAGGTCAAAACAACATACTTATTTTATCGGATATTCATTTTCCATATCAAGACAATAAGGCTTTAGAATTAGCTATTAATTACGGAATTGAAAATAAAGTAAATGCAATTTATCTAAATGGCGATACTTTAGATTTTTACCAATGTAGTAGATTTACAAAAGATAGACGTTTGCGTGATATGGCTGGCGAGTTACAAATGGGTAGAGAGTTTTTAAAGTTACTACAAGATACTTTTAAATGTCCTATTTATTTCAAGATAGGTAATCATGAAAAGAGATATGAAGATTATTTAATGATTAAAGCACCTGAGCTATTAGGTATTGATGACTTTAAATTAGAACAATTGCTACGCTTTAGAGAATTTGGCGTAACTTTGGTAAAAGATAAACAAATGGCTTTAGCTGGTAAATTACCAATCTTGCACGGTCACGAATGGTATGGTGGATTTGCTCCACCCGTTAACCCAGCAAGAGGTTTATTTTTAAAAGCAAAAGAAAGTGCAATAGTTGGCCACCACCATCGTACCTCAGAACACACAGAAAAAACTTTAGGGGGTGACGTCACAACAACGTGGTCAACTGGTTGCCTTTGCGGATTAGAGCCTGAGTACGCACCTTACAATAACTACAATCACGGATTTGCTCACGTTGTAGTTAGTAAAGATGGAAACTACCAATTAAAGAATATGCGTATTATTAATTATAAAATAGTTTAGTTATGACAAAACAAGAACAAGAAAAACACTTCAACGAAGTTACAGAAAAAATGCGAGAAATAATGTTGTCTAAAGGCGACGACTACGCAAACACAGACAGGCTTTCTAATTTTAAATTAGCTGGAAATGTTAGCGGATTAAATGCCAAACTAAATTGTTTATCTTTGATAGCTACAAAAGTTGCAAGATTAGGAGTTTTACTAAATTCAAACAAAAAACCAAATAATGAAAGCATACAAGATAGTCTTTTAGATTTGGCAAACTATTCATTACTTTTAAGTATGCTTTTAGAAGAAGAAAAACAAACTAAAGTATGTTGCGGTAAATGGGATGAATTAGGGAAATGTACTTGCAAATAATATGAAACTATTTACAACTGGATTTATACAAGTATTTTTTGTAGCAATTAATACTTATTTTTTAAGCAAAGAGTTTTATATAGGCGTTTTCATTTGCGGTTTTATTATTTCATTAATTTGGAGCTGGAATGTTAAAAGAGTAGCATTTGGAACTTTTAGAGATAGATTATATTATGCACTCGGTGCTGGATGTGGAAGTTTATTTGGTTTAATAATATCAACTTTATTTTTTAAGTTTTAGCCTAAAAACGCTATAAACTACATTTATACACTAAAAACGCTATATTATGCAAACACCCTACCAAAGAATAAAAAAAGTTATGAACTGGAATTATAATAGAGGTATAAATTCGGAAAGGTGCAACGAATTATACAGAAAAATAATAGCACCGAAATTTAAAAATAAATAAATCAATTTAAACCTAAAAGTTATGAAAGTAAATAATAATATTATGGAAGTAGAGACAATAGTTTCAGAAATAACAAATGAATTTACCTTAAAGCAAAATGAATTAGTTGAGAAACTAATAAAAGAAAGATTAACTATTTTAAATGTTAAATATGATAATTTTTTAGATTTTGTAAAAGAAAATTTAACTCGTTCGTGTACACCTACAGAAACAACAATATTTTATAAAGATAGTCCGTTATTAACATATTGGTTTGAAACGGGAATGCCTAATTTTAAAACAGAACCTATTACAATAACAGCTAATTTTTATTACAAATGAAAAAATCACTAATTATATGGTACTTTTTTTTATTACTTCTTTTATTTATGACTTCTTGCGGTTCACGTAAAACAAACGTTGAAAAAGTAAAAGAAGAAGTTAAAATAGAAACGAGCGAGGTTGTTACTGAAAAGGAAACGACAGAAACGAAAACTGATGTTAATATTAAAGTTGATACCGAAACAAAAGTTGATACCGAAAAGAATGTAGTTACAGAAACGAAAACTATAAAGCCAATTGATGCTACCAAAAAAAGTAACTATAAAGGTATTGAGTTTGAAAACGCAGAAATAAACGAAACTAAAACAACCGATTTAAGCAAAGAAAAATTTGTGTCTATATCAAAGTATCAATTATTACAAAAACAACTTAAAGAAGCTTTAAAAATAGCCGAGAAAGTAAATAAACAAAATATTGAGTTAATAAATGAAAGAAAAAACAAGCAAACAGAGAAAACTTATAGCTATTGGAATTTACTTTGGTTTTTACTAATTATACCAATTTATTATTTTTATAGAAAATATTTGGTAGGTAGGTTTTAATTTTGTAAGTTTGGTTTTTCATAATTTATTGGTTTGGTTAAGTTAAGCGGTGCAGAAATGTATCGCTTTTTTTATTTGTGTGTTATTTAGATTAAGTATAAATTAATATGTACTTGTTAATCGTTAACAAAGAATTACTATATTTGCTTATTATTAATCAATAAATATAAAATTATGGACGCAGTAACAATTATTATTATCGGTTTATTATTGTTGAATTTTTTACTTATGCTTTTTAAAAAACCAATTGAGCCAGTAAAATTTGAATTAAAAAATGAACTTTTAAAAGAACAAAAAAACTATTGTGAGTTTGAAAATGTTAAAACACTTTCTTTTTGGGTTTTAAGAGAACAATTAAGAATGGAAAATTTAAACAGAGATTTTGAAGTATCTTACAATAAAGATAATGGTGAATTAAAAATACAAACAAAATGAATAACGAAATAAATATATTTGAAAATTTTACTGATTTAATAGATATTAATAACCCAATGTTTGAAGATGTAGGGATTGTACACGATTGGAGAAACTACGTGCCTTATGATTGGCAAACAAATTGGTTTAAATTTACTGAACGTGAAAGGCAAATAATTGCAGTAATGGCAGAAACGCAAGCCGATAAAGAAGATTGGAGCTATTAATTAAAAAAAATAAATTATGGATGCAGATATTAAAGGTTGTTTAAACCAATTAGATAGAAGTTATAAGGCATTTGAGCATAATGGCAAAAGAATGACTAAAATACAAGTTAAAACGATTTTAGAATATGGAATTTCTAAAGGTTATGTTTCGGTTTCACAAATACCAGATGTAGAAATAGATAGAATTATTAATCAATTAAATTAAACTATGCCACCAAAAAAAGATAAATCAATAAAGATTAAAGTTTGTATTTTAAACGCAAGCGAAAAATCCCAAAACTACTCCATCCGCTTAAAAGATGGAGTTTCAATAACAGAGGGTTTAAAAGAAATAATTAACCAAATAGAGAAGAGATGAAAACAAGTGAAAAATTTATAATAATAACGTATTTAATTTATATAATAACTTGGGAGTTATTTATATTTAGTTTATTTGGGTACGTAGTATTTATTTTAGGTGAAAATCCTTTATGGATGGCATTATGTGTATTTATGTCAACGTGTGCATATCCACCAGAAAAATGGAATAAATTAATAAATAGAATTAACCAAATAGATAAAAAATAGAATTATGAGCAAATTTAAAGAGGAATTAAGAGAAAAATTAGTTGATTATGAAACAATAATTCATGGAACTAATGAGCAAACAGCTTATATAATGGTAGATAGTTTTTTAGCAGTTAAGAACTTTGCTAATACTATTTTAGAAGTTGATAATGTTGAAGAAAATAAAAAAATAATTTCAGATGCATTTAAGCCGAATTGCGAGTTATCGGAGTTGTTGGAACAGAGAAATGAAATGTTGGCTATGTTGGAGAATGTAGTTAATCTATTCAAAAGAGGCGAATTCGATACAGACGAAAATATTGGAGGTAGACAATTAATTAAAGCAGAACAACTAATCAAAAAAGTAAAAGACAATGAGTAAGTTAAGAGAGAAGTTTGAGAATGAAATTGACGGATTAAATGGAAGTCAATATATCGATGAGTCAAAATTAATAAATGAATGCGAACAAATAACAGATGATTTTTCGGTGAAGTTTGCTGAGTTTTTATATGAGCAAAGATTTAATTCAAACGATATTTTTTGGAAACCAACAACTGAACTGTTACAAATATTTAAAGATAAATATTATGAGTAAAGAACTTACACCGATGCAGGAGCTACATTGGTTTGTATCAGATGGACTTGATAATTACGATGAGTCAATTAAAGTTTCTGAAATATGGGCTAAAATAAAAGAACTCCTACCAAAAGAAAAACAAGTTATTGAGGAAAAAATAGATTCAGCAATTGAGGAAATAGAAAAAATAGCTTATAAAAATGATTCGGGAGATTTAATGGTTTCAATGAATGCTGTTAGAGCAGGATTTGATAAAGTCTTACAACACTAAATACAAAAATTATGAAATTTAACAAATCAATGGTGGACTTTGTTTTGGATAAACAAAGATTCTCTGAAACGGATGCAATAGCAGTTTTTAATATTACCAATTACGCCAACTTCCTATCTCAAAAACTTGAACTGTTTATGTTTGTTCCAGCAGTTTTTAAAGATGGTAAGTGGGTGGTTTTGGAAGAGCCTATTAATCAGAAATGTGGTAATTGTACAAGTCAAATAGGTTATGATTGCTGTAATGAAATTGAATACCAAACCGCACTCTCTAAAGTGATATTTGAGGGTTTTGAGTTGAAAAAAAATAAAGATGAAAGTTATACTTTATACGAAAATGAAAATTTAAAAGTGTTTTTAATTGATTCATCATTATACTTTTTTTATAAATTTAAAAGTGATTGGTTGGAAGTAAGCGGAATAAATACAATTGAAAGTATTTTATATTTCAACCTCGACATCAAAGAAAGCGTTGCAAAAGAATTAGGGTTAATTTAAAATAATAGAGAAATGAAAATAATTATAATTGAAGATGCAGTTTATAATGCTACCGAAAAAGTATATAAACTAATTAAAGAAAAAGAAGAGCAGATATTAAATAAAGAATATTATAGTTCTCAACAATCGGAGTTTTCAGATTTCATACAAACAATAATTCCTAAGATTAAATTTATGGGATATGTTGATTTTGATTTCAGATTATAACCCACCAATAACTAATTATTAACTAAAAATTAAAGGAAGATGAAAGCAAGTGAGTTTGCAAAAGAACATTATCAACTTGAACAAAATAATATAGAAGTTGTTTCAATTCAATCGGCTATAAACTTTGCCGAAAAGTATCAAGTAATTAGAAATAAAGAATTAATAAATACTGCTTATAATTTAAGTATTGAAAAGTTAGAACTTATTGAAATGTTAAAACAATCAATTGAGGAAATTAATCATTTAAAGTTTGAATATAAAGACAAGGGTCATTGTGGTAAATTTTTACAAAATGCAGATTTATTAATAACAAATTTAACTTTTAAAATAAAATGAAAAAACTACTACTCGCATTATTGCTAACTAATTTAGCAAGTGCGCAAAAATTTGGAAGTACGGAATATACATCCGCTTCAATTACTTTTGATCCAAACGGAACTTACCAAGAAAAATCTTTAAACGCAACCTTTGAATTTCAATATACTTGCCATTGGTTGTACATTAAACCCAGTGTTCAAGTATTACCATCGATAAATTATATTGATACCGCATTAGGCTTAGGAATTATTTTAGATAAAGGATATTACCAAGATTGGATTTATTACGCTGGTATTCGTTTAGGATACATTCACAGAGGCTCAACCTATCCATTATTCGGTTGGGAATGTGGATTTGATAGGAAACTTACTAATAACTTATACATTGGTTTACGTGCTACTTACGATTGGCGAGAAGATTTTGAGTTTTCGGGTGCAGACGCGGAGTATCAATTTAACGGCGGAATAAAGGCAACTTGGAAGTTTTAACCCTCTTAATTGAGGGTTTTTATTTATAATCAATATAAATAACATATAATATTTGGTATATTTAAAATATGTAGTATATTTGTATAACAATTAAAAACAAATAGAAATTATGAGAAATTTATTAGAAGAAACTCTTAAAGTATTAGAGGTAAATAACAAAAAAGAAACTGATGTAAAATGGGTAAGAACTTTAACTCATAAAACAACTTGGAAAGATTTCAAGAAAAATGCTGATGTTGATTATAATAGTGGGTATGGTTCGTCTAAAGTTGCGCAAGATTTATTGATAGTTGGAGAAAATTGGTGGCTTGAAAGAGGCGAATATGATGGTTCAGAATGGTGGGACTATAAAGAAATTCCAAAAGAACCAATTGAAACTATTGAATTAAAAGCATTGACCGTTAATCAAGCAGATGATTTAGGCTATGATGTTTCTTGCGGTTGGGAAAATTTAAAAAATATTAATGGTTTGGAATCTGAATAAACATAAAAATTATGAGAGCAAAGCAAATACACTTAGAAGAATTAGTTATTGAGATTTTAACTATTCAAGCGGTAAAAGAAAAAACTACTTTTAAAGAATATGTTCAATCTATTTTAACAGAAAAAGCACAATCAATTAATATCAACCAATTGCAAACACAAGCACTCGACAAATGTGTTGCAGAAAATTTAAAGAAAGATGGGAAAGACAATATTTAACGTTTACGTGGTTATGGAATCACAAGAACAATGCAACAGAATGAAACAAGTTTGTGTTGATAATGGGTTACCTATTTGGAAAGATGAAATAGACCCTGATTTAGCATTTGCACTATTTGATTTAAGTAAAAATTTTAAATGGAATGGTATTGAGTTTTTAGTTGGTTATTCTACAGAAAATTTAAACCAAGTAACCGAACAAGAATTTTTACAACTTTTAAAAGAATATAAAGATGGGCAGTAGAGACGATTTAGAGTTCTTAAATCCACACGAACAAGAACCAATAGAACAAGACGAACCAACAACTTTAGATGAGTGTATGCAATACGCTAAAGATAATGACGATTTTGAGCCATTAGAAAGCGTAATTTATACGACTGAAAAGAATAAATTAGAAGCGATTGAAGTTATAAAATTTATGCGAGAAACGGCAAAAGCGTCAGGACGTGGAGATTTTTATATTAAACAATGTAATAAAGCATTAACAATTTTAAATAGAAAGTAAGATGGAATTTAAAACAAGACAAGCAGTTTGGGGAATTGAAATACAAGTAGATGAAGTAACTACTGACATTTATAAAAACGGGGATTCAAGTAATGAATTTTTACAAAATTTATTAGAAACGGCAGAGCAAATATGTATTATGAGAAATGAAACATTATTTGAATATTTAGAAAATCATTATAAAATTAAAATAACTGAGAAACTATGAGCGAATTATATACAATAGACAGAACACCTCAAACGGATTTAGAAAAATTCCAAGCATTGAGAATTGAAGCGTTAGAAAACGAACTTCAAAAACATAAAGAGTTTTTAAAAGAAATTCAACAAGCGATGGAAAACCACGCAAATCAAATCGAAGTAGTAGAACCAATAACAATACAATTATGAAACCAACAATTGAAGAAGTAAAAGAGTATTTTAAAAATGCTAAAGAGGTTATGTGTTTAAGTAGAAATTCAATTAGACAAATATCAAAAAATATTGTAGAAGAAATTAATTTTGATTTGAATTGCTATTGGATTAGAACCGAAGAAAGTGGAGGTAGTATTATGTTGTGGAGAAATGAAAAATACGCCGAAATCATATCTTACAAAGAAGAAACCCTACCAATCAAAAAAACAACACTATTACAATTAGCCGAAAACAATTCTTTCAGCGAATCTATTATAAAAAAAGAATTTCCGCAGTTGTTTGAGAGTGGATTGGAAGTTGGGAAGTGGTATAAATATAATAATACTGATACATTAGTATATTTAGAAGACTTAGTTAAAAATAAAGGTTACGGATTTTATAATGGTAAATTCGAAAGTAGTCACGAAAAATGGGCTTTTTATTTAGATAAAGAGTGGAAACCAGCCACCGAACAAGAAGTATTTGAAGCGCTTACGAACGAGGCGGTTAAGAGAGGGTTTAAAGAGGGTGTTACAATTAAAAACCATCAAGGCACTTTTATTTTAAATGAATTAGATTTAGTAATGAGTGATGGAAAATATAACGATGGTATTTGGACACTTCAAGGTAAAGGATTATGGTTATTTATGAACGGAACTTGGTCAGAAATAATTGACCAACCAAAAGAAATCACAATATCTGAAATAGAAAAAATACTTGGATATAAAATATTAATTAAAGAGTAAGTTATGGAAGCGAAAGAGAAAGCGAAAGAGTTAATGCAAAAAGCATACGATTTAGACCAATATAATAAAACCAATAAAGATAGATGCAAACAAATTTGTTTATTATTAATTGATGAAATATTACAAATAACTCCATCAGTTTACGTAACAAAAGACGAGGAAATACATAATGGACACTATCAATATTGGAATAACGTAAAACAAGAAATACTAAACCTATGACCACAGAAAAGAAAATAGAGCGTTTTTACAACAAATCACGTGAAAGCGATGTTGAGTATTGCAAGTTTGAAAATATATCGCCAAAACTCGTTGAAACGATTAAAAATATATTGGGGTTATGTTAAGCGGAACATTCACAAGAAAAGAAATATCTGAATTGCACGAATTAAGTGTAGAAACTTTAAAGTATAGAGAGAAAGTTTTAGGAATTGAGCCTATATTTAAAAAGCAAAAATCAAAAGCGATGCTTTATACTTTAAATCAGATTGAGCAATTAGTTAATTTTCGAAAAAGAGAGGAAGTTAAAATGCCAAAAGTAATTTACGTAACACAGACTTTCTATATTATTGAAAGCAAAATGAATTTTTTATGAAAGTTTGTATTTAATTAATTATTTTTTGTATATTTGCTATAACGTTACAGCATCTCAATTAAAGTAACAAGTAAAACATTATAGCCGATTATTATAAAAACGAGTTGAGATGCGTTTGAGTAATTTTCGGCATTTTTATTTTATGAAAAAAGAAATTTGGAAAACAATTGAAGGGTTTGAAGATTACCAAGTAAGTAATTTTGGTAGAGTTAAGAGTTTAAACTTCAACCACACAAAAAGAGAAAAAATTTTAAAATCTTATTTAGGTAATCAAGGTTACTATGTTGTTAGCTTGTATAAAAACAAAGTTCATTCACTTAAAATGATTCATAAATTAGTTGCTATGGCTTTTTTAAATCATACTCCAGACGGTCATAAATTAGTTGTTAATCATATTAATTTTATAAAAACTGACAATAGAGTTGAAAATTTAGAAATTGTAACACATCGTAAAAACTCAGACAAAAAACATATTACATCATCATCAAAATATACTGGAGTAACATATTATAAAAGAGATAAAAATTGGATTTCTAGAATATGGATAAACGGAAAATCAAAACACTTAGGTTATTTTGATAATGAATTAGAAGCAAGTAACGCATATCAATATGAATTATTAAATTTATTAAAATGAGACAAACAATTTTCTTACTCGGTTGCGTAACATCCGCAATAGGTGTTATTTTAGGAGCGTTTTATGATTACCGATTCTTCGCATTGGTATTTTTAGGACTTATAGTGTGTGCGTGTATAATTAAAAAATTAGATAAAGATGAGTAACGTAGATGAAATGATTGCAATTGTACAGATTTATATTCATCATAGAAAAAATAAAGAAGTACAAATACAAATTAGAAACGCAAGAGATTTAATGCTTTTAACAAGAGCGTATTCTATTGCTTTAAATTGGCTAAACAATAACGGATTTAAACAAATTGTATAATGGAACGTAGCAAAGAAATGTTTTTAAGAATGCTTGAGAGCGACTTTAACGAACTAACAGAAGCTCAAAGAAGTAGATTTACTTATATTGAAGTTCGAGAGGCTAACGAATACGAAAACAATAAAACAGACGCTAATTATCTGAAACTTTATAAGGAACAGAAAAAAGCAAAGAAAAATCTTCAAACGTATTTATTTAACAAAAGAAACAATTAAATTATGGAAACAAAATTAACACTTTACCAAAAGTTACACGAAATTCAAAGTCAGGTCTTAGGACTTGGAAAAGACAAAGAAAGTCTAACTTACAAGTATGTTACAGGAACTAAAGTTTTAGACCACATTAAACCATTGATGAACTCATTAGGCATTATCTTAAAACAAGAAATAATATCTATTGATAACGAAAGACAAAACTATATCGTTGGTTTTGGAACGACTAAACAACGTGAAAAAAGCGAAATATTAACAAAGGTTATGATGCGCTTTACTTGGATTGACGTAGATAGCGGAGATAAAGACGAAAACTTATTTGGTGCTAATGGTCAAAACGATTGGGACAAAGGCGTAGGAAGTGCTTTAACTTATGCTGAGCGTTACTTTTTATTAAAGTATTTCCACATTGCTACAGACGAAGACGACATCGACAATCCTGAGCGCAAAGCAGAGGAGTTAAAAGAGCAACAAGAAGCGGAACTTGCACACCAAAAAGAAACCGAACGTTTGTTGCATATTGAAAACGATTTAAAATTATGTGGTACAGAAGAGGTTTTAAAAGAAACATTTTTAGCATTAACAAAAGAAGACCAAAAAATATTTAGTAAATTAGTAACGGAATTAAAAACAAAATTAACACAAAAGTAAAATGGAAGTATTAGGAAAAGTAAAATTAGTAGGTAATAAACAACAAGTTACCACAACATTTGTAAAACGTGAATTAGTAATTACAACGGACGGACAATATCCTGAACCAATTATGATTGAGTTTGTACAAGACAAAGCAGATTTATTAAACAATGTATCTGTAGGCGAAAACGTAAAAGTTTCAATTAATTTAGGAGGGCGTGAGTGGACAAACCCTCAAGGCGAAACAAAATACTTCAACTCAATAAAAGGATGGCGTATTGAGAAAAGTGAATTATCAGATAAACAAGCAGAGGTTGCAGATAACAAACATTTTGCACCAGCTACAGAAATTGAAGATAATGGGATGCCCTTTTAAATATCAAATGCTAAAACTTTTAATAGAAACATTTGAGCTTTATTAAAAAAAATGAAAATAACCTATAATTAATTTTGTAGGTTATTTTTTTTGACTATATTTGTATCTGTATTGAAGTCGTGAGCAATACCAACACAAAAGATATTACACAAAAACTCATTAGAGAAGCCCTCACGACATAGGCTGATTTAATGGGTTTTTTGAGTTTAATTTAATAGTTTATCGGAACTTAAAACCTTTATATTTATGAGTAACTTCTTTTTTATTTTTAAAGACCTATTCTTTAAAAATCAATCCTCGACAATTAAAAAGACAGAAATGGATGGTAAGCTATTTATTGAAATTTGCTTTTACGATGGCTCTGCTGATGCTGAAAATTTGCATCATTGTTTTAATTTAGATAAAAGTACAGCAATTAGATTTGCAAAAACACTTCGAACTGAAATAAACAAAATTACAGAAAGTGAGGTAGTAAATGGATAATGCTATTTCAATTATAGAAAATAAAATTGTATTCCTTTCACAATATAAACACATTGAATCTTTTAAGATTAGAATATTCATATTAAAAGATGTTTTAAAAGAATTGAAAGGGGGTAAAAATGCCAATTAAACTTACTAAAAGAAAAGGATTTAATTTCTTTCGTTCGTATTACGATGTTTATAACGAACTTGAAACCGATGCAGATAAAGTAGCTTTTATTGATGCCTTACTTGATAGACAATTCTTAGGAATAAAGCCAACAGAACTTAAAGGAATGGCAAAATTTGCATACATAAGTCAAACAAATTCTATCGATAGTCAAGTTAAAGGTTATGAAGATAAAACTGGTACTATTTTACACCCTACGCAAGGGGGTTCTGTAGGGGTTGTTTTACCCCCTACCGAACAAGTAGAAGAGAAAGTAGAAGAGAAAGTAAAAGAGAAAAATATAACGGCTTTGCCTACTTTTAGTTTTTACCATTCTTTACTTAAATTAAGTGGTAAAGAAAATTTAGTTTCTGATTGGCTAAAGGTTAGAAAAAATAAAAAAGCTACAAACACAGAAACTGCATTTAATAAATTTATTACTCAGGTTGAAAAAAGCGGTTACTCTATAAATGAAGTATTAGAAAAGTGTATTGAAAAAAGTTGGAGCGGATTTGATAGTGATTGGTTTAAAAAAGAAACTAATAAATCTGTAAGCAATGATTATTACATTAACGAAAACGGAGTAAAAATTAAAAAAGGAGTAATGTAATGGCAAATATTCAAAATTGGGATTTAATAGAAACAAACAAAACCAGCGGAACTGCAAAAATAAAATGCCCTATTTGCACAGATACTCGTAAGAATAAAAACGATAAGTCTTTAATGGTTTGGTTTAATAACGGAACTGCAAAATGTTTCAACGATGGTTGTAATGCATTATTTTTTAAAGATAGTATTCAAAAATCAATTATACAATCTAACTACACGCTACCAAGTCAGGAATGGAAAAACTATACTGAACTTTCAGACGCATTAGTTAAGCATTGCGAAACCGAAAGAAAAATAAATCAATATACTTTGAAACATTTTGAAGTATCGGAAGAGAAGTATTTTCAACCAGCATTAAACAAAGAAGTAAATAACATTGTTTTTAATTATTTTGAGGGCGATGTACTTGTAAATAAAAAATATCGTTCAGGAAACAAAAAGTTTACACAATCAAAAAATGGCAAACCAATTTTTTATAATATTAATTCAATTATTGGAGAAGATGAAGCCTACATAGTCGAGGGAGAATTTGATGTATTAGCATTTTATGAGATTGGAATAAAAAATGTTATATCAATTCCGAATGGCGCAAATGATAACGATAACTATTGGTTAAACTCTGAAAAGTACATCAAAGATATTAAGAAATTCTTTATTGCAACCGATAACGATGAGAGCGGAAACAATGTAGCTGAAAAAATTGCGCAACGTTTAGGACGTTATAGATGTGAAAGAGTTTTATTTAATGGTAAAGATGCAAACGACGACTTAAAAAGTGGTATATTAGAAACTTCAATTTATAATAGAAAAAAATATCCAGTTTCAGGAGTTTTCACAACAGAAGATTTACTTGAAAAGATGGTTGAACTACACGAGGCTGGTTTACCAAATTGTATTGAAGTTAAAAACAGAACTTTAAAATCATTGAATGATATTTTTAAATTGATGTTTGGTCATTTATGCATAGGAACTGGAATACCATCACACGGAAAATCAAACTTTACAGAATGGTTAGTTTTAAATTATCTTTTAGAAAACGATTATAAAGCGAGTTTCTTTAGTCCTGAACACCAGCCTTTAGAATTACATATGAGTACGTTTGTACAAAAAGTAATTGGTAAAAATTATTTCTTTGATATTGATGGAACGCCAAAAGTTACAAAGTTAGATATTATGGAGTTTCATAGTTGGGCAAATCAAAAATTGTATTTAACAAGTCCTGAGGCTGGAGAGTTTGCAACTTGGGATTGGGTTTTTGATAAATTCAGAGAGCAAATTTATTCTTTTGGTATTAATATTTTTATTGTTGACGCTTGGAACAAAGTTGAATTTACTGGAAACAAAACCGAAAGAGAAAATATAACTAAAACTCTTTCACGTCTTACTCAGTTTGCACAACAAAATAATGTTTTAATTATAGTAGTTGCGCACCCTACAAAGATGAAACGTATTGAGGGCGGTTTATATGAACAACCAACATTATACGATGTTTCAGGAAGTGCAGACTTTAGAAATCAAACACACGATGGATATTGCATTTACAGAACATTTGGAGAAGAGGCAAAGACAACCTTTGTAAATCTTAAAACAAAGTTTACATTTCAGGGCGATATAGGCGCGAGTGTAGATTTTGAATACCATAAACCCTCAGGACGTTATTACGAAATTGGAACAGAGCCACAAACCGAAAACTTAATTCAAAGGAAACAAAAAGAACCAAGTTTAATTGAAGAGATTGCGCCTTTCCCTTTAATAGCAATGAATGAGTTAAAAGGAGTATTTGACGATATGCCTTACGATGAATCACAAGAAGTACCTTTTTGATATGGAATACAATTTATTATTAAAGCTATACGATTATCATTGCGATTTGTTTATTGCTGGTAAAATACATTATGATTATTTTATAGCAATCGAAGAGGAATATTTAAAGAGATACAAATTATTTATTATAAACTTAAATTAATAATTATGAAAATACTTGTAATTAAAACACATCGCGGATTGATGCCAGTTTACGATAGCGACCTTGAAAACTATTCTAAAATAGCTTTAAATGAAGAGTTTGAAATAGAATACACTAAAAAGCGAAATGTTAAATTTCACAGACTTTATTTTTCTTTGCTTAAATTAGCATTTGAAAACCAACAAGATTACAGAAACTTAAACGATATGAGAAGAGATATAACAATAACTTCTGGTTACTACGATGAAATAGTAAATAAGATGACTGGAGAGGTTTACAAGGTAGCTAAATCAATTTCATTTGCGAATATGGAAAATACGGAGTTTAGCGAATTATACGAAAAAACAAAAGATACTATTTCTAAATGGTTGGGAATATCAGATGAGAATATAGAAAACGAAATAATGCAATACTTTTAATTATGAAAAAATACATTTTAAAATTAATTCAACAAGACATTGATTTAATCGAACATAGAATAAGAAGTTGGCATAAAAGTTTACCAAATCAAACAAATTTAGAATATGCTAGTAAACAATATAATGCTCTTCAAAATAATTTAAATAGAGCGGTTAAGTATAAAAAAATGATAGAAAATACATTATGAAAAAAGAACCTAACGAATTTGGATGTGCATTAATGATATTAGCTTTTTTTATTGGAATAGCACTTGTAATATTTGCAACAAAATAATTATGAAACAACCTAAACAAAAGAACTGCATCGAATGTGGTAAACTATTTAACCAATACAATTCTTTAGTTAAAGTTTGTTCTACTGAGTGTGCAATAAAAAACGCTAAAGCCAAAACAAAAAAAGAAGTGGTTAAGAAATGGCAAACAGAAAAGAAAGCTATTAAAGAAAAGCTAATGACTTTAAGTGAATGGAAAAAACTTTTAGAACCTGAGATAAATCATATTGCAAGATTAATTGATAAAGATACTGGATGCATAAGTTGTGGAGGTCATACAACACCAAACGGCGGACATTACCACAGTGTCAAATCAAATGATAGTATTAGATTTAATTTAGACAACATTCATTTACAAGATTACAATTGCAACGGAAAGAAAGGAGCAAACATACCAATGTACGATTTAGGTATAATAGATAGATATGGTAAAGAATATTGGGAGTATATGAAGTTTGATATAGTTAGATTATTTCCGTTGCTTAAATTGGCTAAATTTGAGTATAAAGAAAAAATACAAATTGCAAGGTCAATTGTAAAGCATTTAAAAATAGAAAACAAAACTTATAATTCAATCGAAAGAATAGAGTTAAGAAAAAAGTTTAATAAAATGATTGGAATTTATGAATAAAGCAGTTAAACTAAACAAACTCGACCAACTCAAAAAAGATATAAGACAAGCGTATATTGATAGGAATTACGAAAAAGCTAAGGAGTTGGAGAAAAAGTTATTGTTTTTTGAGTATGGGATTAAAAAATAGAAATTATGAAAAATAAAATATTCTTAGGATGTAACCCTTTTGGATTTACAGAATTTACAAAACAGAAGTTAGAAGAGGCTTCAAACGATTTAAAAGAAGCTACTGAAAAAGCAATTGAAAGTATAAATAATTGGAATAAAGTTAATGTAAATATTCAATCTGATGAGCCTAAAAGTAAATATATTAATAAACCTAAAAGAAATTTTAAACGATAACATTTTTTATATCAAAATAATTTTGTAGTTTTGTGGTTATGGAAGATGTAAATTTAGGAGGCAGACCACCAATATACGAACCTACAGAAGAAAACTTTGTAAAGGTTAAAGAGTTGTGTGAAAGTTATTTTGATACCATAGAAAACAAACCACCATTAGTAACTGGATTGACTTTACATTTAGGATTTGAGAGTAAAAGTACCCTTTATGAATATGCTAAAAAAGATGGGTTTTCGAACTCGATAAAAAAAGCACTCACAAGGATTGAAATGTTTCACGAAACAGCTACAGCTGGTGGGGATAAATGTGTAGGTAATATTTTTATACTTAAAAACTTTAATTGGAAGGACACGCAAGATTTAAACCACTCAGGAAACGTTGTGAATCATTCACCACCAATAAAAGTAACTATTGTTAAACCTACTGATGAAGATGACGAATGAAATTGAATTTCTATCAACAAAGGTTTTTTTAGATACTTGGGAAGCTACTCAAAGCGGATTGTATAAACTTATTGAGCAAAAAGGTAGTTCAAGAAGTTCAAAGACTTGGAGCGACTTTCAAGTTATATTTTTAGATTTGTATGAAAACCCAATGACGACTTGCACTATTTTAAGAGATACTCAAAAAAGTTGTAGGGAGATTATAGAGATAGATTGGGTAAAGTGGTTAAGCGACCCAATGGGTAGAAAAAAAGAACTTGAAAAAAAACTTATATCAGTCCAAGAATTTGATGAGTTAATAAAAAAAGAATCACTATTAAAATACTTCTTAAGAAATAAAACAAATCACACTTGGACTTTTTTACACAACAACTCTTTTATTCGTTTTACTGGTTTAGATGATGAAGATGATGCAATGGGTATGACACAAGATATTTGTTGGATAAACGAGCCTTATAATTTTAGTCACGAGGTTTATAAACAACTTAGTCAAAGAACATCAAAGTATATTATTTTTGATTGGAACCCAAAACAAAACCATTGGATTGATATTGAACGTAAAAAAGACAATACAATAACGTTACATTCAACATATAAAGACAATGCGTTTTGCCCAGAAGAGAGTAAAAAACAAATTGAAAGCTATCAACCAGTAGAGCAATGTGAGTTAGTTTTGCAAAATAAATTATTGTCAAGTGATGCATATAATTACAATATTGAAGAAAATAAATTACAATTTACTAAAAAAGAACTAAAAGAACTTGCAAGATGTTTGTATAATGAATTAACAGATAGTGCAAGTTTATATCATTGGCTAGTATTTGGTAAAGGAGAAAAGTCAGAAAAGCCAAATCGCATTTTCAAAGGATGGAAAACAATTAAAGAAAAAGAGTTTTATGATTTACCATATCAAAGCTATTACGCTACCGATTTTGGTTTATCCGCTCCAACTGCTAATTTAGAGTTTAAATTTGATGGTGATAAAACATTTTTCTTTCATCAAAGATTGTACAAACCGATGAATCAAATGACTGGTACATTATCAACTGAATTTGAAAACTTAAAGACTATTAAAAGTAAAGAGAATGTTTGTGATAGTGGTAATGAATTAAACAAGTCAGAAGGAACAAAACTAAAGAATAGCGGTTATAATATAATATTTGCCGAAAAAGGTCACGGAAGTATAAATGCTGGTATTGAAACAATACAGAAATGTAATATTATTTATACTGATTGTAGTGTAGAACTCGAGAATGAATATGAAAATTATTCGTGGAAAATGTATCAAGGTATTCAAATGGATGTTCCAGAAGATAACCAAAATGACCACGCTTTAGATTGTTGTAGAATGGGAGTAAGTTGGTATGTAAAAACAAGAAGATTATCAATTTAGAAAAATAATCACTAATTTTTACTTAATCTAAATAATTATTTATATATTTGCCTAACTATGTGAAGATGCATAGTACTATTTAGGATGAACGACAACACTAATTTAATACGAAAGTCTTACTTAACAAACGTTAGGTAGGACTTTTTTACGTTTATATGGTAACAAAATCAATACGTTTATTTGGTAGAGAGCTTTTTCGTGTCGAACGAAATCGAGCTGGTCAATTTACCTATTCATTTTTAGATGATAATAGTGGGTTTACTAATTCTGATAAGTATTTAGAGTTAATGTTGAATAATCCAGTATTATTAACTATTGGTTTATTGCGTTCAAGGATTTACTCTCAAATGAATATTAAGCACGTAAACGCTAAAGGTATTGAGATAGAAAATAGCCCTTATATTAATTTATTAAATACACCAAACTACTTTCAAAGTAGAGAGGATTGGTTATTTCAACAAATGTTCTTTTTGTCTGCAGTAGGTACTAATTTTGTTTATGAAATAAAACCATTTACAAACGATATACCTAAAGCTATTTATAATTTAGTTCCAAGTGAAATTGAATTTAATAACGCTCATAAAATTGATAAGTTTATTGTAACAGATAAAGATAAAAAAGCATTTGGTGAACGAGTAATTAAATATACTTTAGATAAAAAAGTTTACGATTTAAAATTAAACACTTTAACTCCATTATATGATTTATCAAATGGTTTAACTAATAATTCATTTTTTACAAGTCCAAGTAGATTAAAAGGAAATACTAAAGTAGTTGAGAATATTGAACAAAATCTTTTCTCTAAGAATAAAAACCTTAAGATGAGCCAAAAGTATATCGGTTTAAATAAATCAACTGGTAACGAGGCGCAAATACAAGACCCTGATAGGAAATCTATAGAAAGCAAAATTGAAGCTAATTCGTTGATATTATCAAATGCTAACGTTGATGTAAAGCATTTAGTTAGTGATTTTAAGAAATTATATTTAGATGAGCAATTTGCTGATGATGCTAATAAATTATTGTTAGCTTACGAAATGAATAAGAATGTGCTTAACTATTTTGCTAAAGATTCAACATTTGAAAATCAAAATCAAGGTTTTATTAGTTGGATTCAAAACTCAATACAAACAAGCGCTGATAACAATATGAACTCATTATCACAACAATGGGGTTTACTTGAAAGAGGCGAAAGATTAGTAGCTAGTTATGACCATTTACCAGTTATGCAATCGGTAATTAATGAAAAGATTAAATCATTTACTGAAATGCAAAACGCAATTAAAATAGGTATTGAAAACGGAACAATAACACCAATAGAGGCTAAGCAAATGAGTGATGCTTTTAAATTAAAATTAAAGCTATGAGTACGAAATTGACACCAAAGGAAATCGACGAGCAACTTAAAAAAGAAGCTTTAAAGAAGTTAGAGAAAAGAAATAAGAACAAAGATAAAGAAGTAAAGAAATGATAAAATCACACTATTTTCCAGATAAAACATATAACTCAAAAGAAGAGTTATTTAAGGATTTGAAAGATAATCTAGATTTTATCATTGATGCTAAAAAATCACAGATTCAAAAATCTTGTGATAAAGGCGTTTCGGTTACTTGTAAGTCTTTAGATTTATTAAAATTTCAAGACCAAAATAAAGCAATTAAAATAGATGATAACTATTATTACATTGCTGTTAACTCAACAAAAATATTAGATAGTCACGATGATTTACATTTAGATAATCTTTGGAACAAGTCAATAGCTGAGCAACAAGGGAAAAACTATTTAGTAATTGACCACGAATTGGAAGTTGACAAGGTTATAGTTAGAAAAGAGCATATTGAAATGTTTGTGGCTAAAGTTCCTTTTGCTTTATTAGGCAAGTCATACGATGGGGATACGCAAGCATTGATTTATAAAATGCCTAAATCACAAGTTAAACACCAATTAGTAAAAGAATGGTTAGATAGTGGCGATGAGATTGAGGCAAGTGTAAGGATGCAATATGTAACATTTGATTTATGTATGGATTCAAACGACCCTGATGATGCAACGGCTAAAGCTAATTATGACAAATATTATCCGCTTATAGCAAACAAAAACGAGTTTGACTATATATATTACTTCTTTGCAATAAAAGAAGCTAAAAACGTAAGAGAATCAAGTTTAGTTGTCTTTGGTAGTAATTCTGCTACTGGACAAGTAAGTAACAATAAACAAGCCGAGAAATCACTTGAAA